CTCTGCCAAGGGCACCTCGACCTGTTCCCAGGCATCGGCGACCAGCGCGCAGGATCGCCGCGTCCATCGGATGGTCAGATCGCCAGGGTTGCGCGCCGTCCGCCATGGCTGTTCGACATGCACCGGCGCAAAGGGCACGAGGCCGCGCCCGGTCGGGGTGAAGCCCAACGCGGCAAAGCTCGCGTCGCTGACGGCACGCGCGGCCGGGCCGACCCGCCAGTTCCACGGTAGCCCAAGATCGGCCTCGGCGATGGGCAACGAGGCAAGTGAGGTGTCCAGTACAACGACCCGCGCCCCGGCCGGGGCCGGATTGCCCATCGCATGCTCTGTCCCGCGCTGACCACGCAGCAGGCGGGTCAGGCGGTACCGGCCGGGGGCGATCAGTTCGGCTTGGCCAGCCTGGACGATTTCCCAGTCCCCGGCCGCCGCTTCGACCGCCAGCGCATTCGCCCCGCCAAACAGCACGACATCGGTCACGCTTTCCAGCGTTCCGGACAGCAGATCGACGACCAGTGCGTTGCCGAGATCGAAGCGCGAGGTCGGCCCCGGAAAGAAATCGAAGGCCAACGTGCCGATCCGCGCCCGACTGCCGAAGGTCGTCAGGAGGTTGAACCCGTCCGTCGAGGCGCTGCGTAAGACGGCGATCTGGCCCGGCCAGGGGCTGGCATGGGCGGCGATCAGGGGCCGATACGCGGCTTGGTCCTCGCTGATCTGGGGAATGTCCAGCATCACCACCTCGGGCGTGCTGAAGACGACGGGGCTCGCAAGTGAGGCCGGTCGCGGATCGCCGGGCGGCAGGTCGTAGGCGGCGCGGTCCTGACGCACAGCCTTGATGCCCCGTGCCTCGGCATCGGCGACAGAAACGAGGCGGAACTCGATCTCGCGGCCGTCATGCGCGAGGCGGATCACATCGGCCGGATCGAGGGCAAGGCGCGAGGGCGGCAGACGGAAGGTGGCGCTTTCCCGGCCGATCCAGGCTTCCATCAGCGCGCGGCGGCAGCGGCGTTCGGCCTCCTCGGGCGGGATGGCCATCGGGAAGGACTCGGAGGCGATGCGGGTCGTGTCGACGGTGATGCGGCGTGCCTCGACCAGCGCAGCATCGTAGTCTTCATCCGCCCGCGCGACCTGCCACTTCAGGGCCTGGGGCAGCTCGGTCTCCTGAGCGCGGACCAGTTCGAAGGCCTCGCCCTCACGGCTGGCGACGAGATCGTCGAGGGCCAGCGTGGCGACCGAGGCGCGCCCGCGCATGACGAAGCGGATCACGCCTTCGGTCTCGATGGCATCGAACCCGAAATGCCGGGCCAGCGTGGAAATCGACACGCGGGGGCTTTCCAAGGCGCCGATCACATAGCCCTCGACCGCGCCCCAGAGGCCGGAGACGTCAATCAACGATACGTCAAGCCCGGCACGCAAACACAGGTGCCGCACAAGGGCCGCCAGCGACACCGCGCCCAGCCGTCCGGTCAGCCAGTGGCCAAGGCGCCAGTTCGGCCCATCCGTCCAGATGCCGGTCAATTCGGGGAAGAATGGATAGGGTCGCGCATCCCAGGTCCAGGCGGCGCATTCGGGGATGTGGACCATCCGGCCGCCATAGACCGACGACGTGGGGTTGTTCGCACCCTGACCCCACCAGAGGTAACTCGCCTCGAGATAGGCGCGCTGGATGGCATCGTCGCGCCAGCCGCGCGAGAAATACGGGGTGAAGCTCTCCGACGACTTCGGGTCGAAGAACACGTTGGGCTGGTTGGTGCCCCGGTCGATGGCGGGACAGCCGAGTTCCGTGAACCAGATGGGCTTGGACTGCGGCACCCATGCGGTGGGCGTGCCGCTCTCCATGCCACCCGGTCGGTTGAAATGCGGGTTCGACCACCAGGCGCGCAGATCCTTGTAGCGAAATACCCATGGCTTGCCTGCGCTGCCATCGGTGATCGGGGTGCGGATCTGGGCCGACCTGTCGGCGGCGCTGGCATAGAACCAGTCGAAGCCCTCGCCGCCTGCGATGTTGGCCTGCAGGTAGCCACGGTCATGGATCGCGGGCCAGCCCTCGAGGGCATCGGCATGGTCGAACCCGTCGCGCCAATCCGACAGCGGCATGTAGTTGTCGATGCCGATGAAATCGATGTTGGCGTCCGACCAGAGCGGGTCGAGGTGGAAGAAAACGTCGCCACTGCCGTCCCCGGGCTGGTGGCCGAAATACTCGGACCAGTCCGAGGCGTAGCCGACCTTTGTGTCCGGCCCGAGGACGGCCTTCACGTCCGCCGCCAGTGCCTTGAAGGCGGTGACGGCCGGATAGGCGCTGACGCTGGAGCGGATCGTGGTCAGCCCGCGCATCTCGGTGCCGATCAGGAAGGCATCGACCCCGCCTGCCACCGCACAGAGATGGGCGTAGTGCAGGATCATGCGCCGCAGGCCCCAATCGCCCGCGGGGCCGGTCCAGCTGACCGTGTCGCCCGAGACCGTGAATTGCGCCGGGGTCGCTGCGCCGAAGAAGGCGGACACCTGCGTCCCGGCAGCGGCGGTCTTGTCGGCCGTCCCGACATAGCCCGCAGCCGGGGAACAGGTGATCCGACCGCGCCAGGGGAAGGAAGGCTGGCCCGGCGTGGTGGCGTTGTTCGAATAGGGGTTGGGCAGCGTGTTGCCGGGCGGGACGTCCATCAGGAGGAAGGGATAGAAGGTGACGCGCAGCCCGCGCGCCTTCATCTCGCGGATCGCCTGCACCACCGCGAAATCCGCAGGTGTGCCGCCATAGACCGGCCGGTCCTCGGCATCGCGGCTGACGAGATGGGCTGCAGCGCGCGCGACGCCATTGACCGTCCAGACCTTGGGGCTGGTGACCTTGGTCGCCACTTCCACACCCGGCTTGATCGCGCAGTTGCCAGCGCGCAGATCATTGCCGAACCAGGCGACGACCAGGCTGACGCTTTCCACGGCCGGGGCCATGGCCTGCAGCCGGTCCAGCGCCACGACGATGTCAGCCTCATCGGGAAGCGCGTTCAGGTTCTCGGCCGAAGTCGTGCCGCCGGTCGTCTGGCCGAAGACGGTGGTCGTGCCCCCGACCGTCTTGCGCACGGCTTCGGTCGCATAGGTGAACTCGCCCGAGGCCGGAATCATTGTGACGGCCTTCACCAGCCCCTCGGCGGTGTCGGGGTCAGCCAACGGCCGGAACACCTCGAAGCTGAGCTGCGGCAGGCGGTTGCCGTAGGTGGAAAGCGGCAGTTCCTCGAAAACGACGTAGGCGGTGCCGCGATAGGCGGGGGCGTTGGCCGCCCCCATCTTGGCGGCGATGAAGGGATCGGCGGTCTGGGTCTCGTTGCCGGGATACCAGCGCCAGGTGATCCCGGTCATGTCGAGCGGCTTGCCGTCGGCCCAGATGCGACCGATACCGGTGATCGGGCCTTCGCAGAGCGCCACGGCGAAACTTGCATAGTAGAGATACTCGGTCGTCTGGACCCGGCCGCCGCCACCGCCCTTGCCGCCGCCTTGGGTGGTGGTCTTGGTCTCCTCGCGGAAATCCGTGGCCCAGATGATGTTGCCGCCGATCCGCATGCGTCCGTAGAGGCGCGGGATGATGGCGCCTTCAGTGGCCGAGGTGATGCGCAGGCTGTCGAGCCGCTGGCCTTCGATCTTCTGCGCAGGCGCCAGCGAGGATACGATCCAGCTGTCGACCACCGACCCGATGGTGGAGCCGATGAAACCGCCGATGGCGGCCCCGGAGAAGCCGAGGATTGCGCCACCGAAGGCACCGCCGATGGCGGAGCCGACAGCGCCAAGGACAAGCGTGGCCATGGGAAAATCTCAGCGTGCAGGGAAAAGGAAGACGAAGGCGATGCGGCGTCGCCATGTCGGTGTCAGCCGTTCCTCGATCACGCCGAGGCGTTCGTAGGCGTGGAGAAAGGTGTCGGGGCCGGTGAGGATCCCGACATGCTTTGCAATGGCGCGGGGCATCATCCGGAACAGGATCAGCGCGCCGGGTGGGGCGTCGGCCGGTGCGATCTCCGGCATCATCACCCGCGCCCCGTCTGCAAGCACCTCGCACGGGCCGGTCTCGCCCCAGTCGCGGCTGTAGGGCGGGATCGGGAACGGCTCCGGTCCGACCACCTCGCGCCAGACGCCGCGTGCGAGGCCGAGGCAGTCGCAGCCGACCCCGCGCAGGCTGGCCTGGTCGTGATAGGGCGTGCCCAGCCAGGATCGCGCAGCGGCGATGACGCGGGCCGGATCGGCGGTTGGAACTGACGGTGTCACAGCACCGCCCCCTCATGGCCACCGTCCTTGGTAGCGTAGCGCAAGACCGCGTCCTGGCCCGGGATATGTGGAAAGCCCCGGAAGTTCGCGACATTGGCGAACTTCGCGCCGCAGGTGGCGATCCGCTTGTCGCAACCTGCGCGGACCACGAAGGCATCCGTTGCGTTGATCGGACGCACCGGGGTTTCAAGCAGGGTCAGGATGGCAATGCCGTCAACGAGATCATGCGACAGCACCTCGACCCGCCGCCCGGCATTCGCGCCGGTCGACCATTCGACGAGGCCGAAGGCAAACCAGCCCGCAGAGTAGGTGCCGAGGCCGCTGGCGGTGAAGGCCCGATCCCGCAGAACATCGATCACCGCGCCGCTGCCCCTGAAGGCCGGTGCCGCGAGGTTGACGCCGCAGCGCGCATCACCCAGCGCGGCGTCGCAACTCGCCTGGAACGTTCGCCCCACCGTCTGGCCGAGGACATGGGCGAGGCTCCGAACCTCCGCCACGAAGGCCAGCCGACCTCGCCGGATCTGGCCGATGGCCCCGCGGCGCAGGAGAACTCGCTGCGCCGGAGCCGGCCAGTTCACCCGCCAGACCTCGACCGCCGCATTGTCCCAGCGGCCGTCGAGGATGTCGGTCTCGGTGATCCGGTCGGAGGACAGCACGCCTTGGGCATCCTGCGCGTCCACCGACAGGTCAGAGCCGGATCGGACCTCGGACGCCGTCAGCCCACTTTCGGGTTCGAACTCGGTGCCATCGAAGGTTAGGGTCCGGTCATGATCGGTGAAGCCGAAGATCACGCCATCGGCCCGGGTGATGCGCCAGCACCAGGCCAGCGTCGTCGTCCCCTCATCG